AGGGGGCGCCCGTCGAACCTGATCACTGCACGCCGCTTCAACTGGACTTCACGCCCGAACAGGGCGGACATCACGCGCTCGCCGAGATGGTGCGCTGTGGCGTACGGGACTGCACGCTCGTCAACACCCATCTCCATCGAAGTGGCGGTCTCTCGCTGCAGTGAGCCCGCGCCACCGGTGGCGGCCGAACGCAGCCTGCCGGAAACAATCAGTGTCTCGACGAAGCCGAGCAGGCGGCGCTTCCATTCCGGATAGGGCACGCTGCCCAACCAGGGGACCTCGGGCGCCCAGTTGTCCGGCCACTGCTGACCGGTCGAGGCGCCTTCCGTCTCCCAGTGCCGCCGCTGGTGACGGTTGAAGATGTACCGGACGTCCGCGAACGCCGGCCGGAAGTCGCTCATCGACGTCGACCACTGCACGAAGCCGAGCGCCAACGTGCCCGCGTCCGGGTTCGTCCTGATGCTCAGCGCGATCACGACCAGTCCCCATAGGCCCCGGCCGCCCGCCGAGCGCCGGAGGAGCGCCCAAGCCGCGCCGGCAGACACCGGCGGGCGGAGGGGGTTCTGTTGGCGGGACGGAGGATCACAGGTCGTCCGTGCTGTACGGCCACAGGTCGTTGTCCGCGTAGGGGACATCGCCCGTGCCTGCGGTGTGGTCGAAGTCCGGGTCGCCGTCGTCGACCTGCTGGTTCTTGACGAAGGGGTTGGTCCCCCACGACTCGGCCGAGGCGCCCTGGGTCAGCCACATCCGGCGGTTGACCTTGAGATCGGCTGAGAGATCGTCGGCCCGCCTGAGCAGCATGTCGGAGGTCGCCCGGGCGTCCTTCCCGATCGAACCCTTCGACAGCAGGCACGAGCCCGAGCAGTAGAGCGCCTCGATCTCCTTCGCGCGCTGGAGCGCCATCCCGGTCTGACCCGAGTCGGCGAGCAACGCCTTGCGGAAGGCTGCCTCGGTGCGAGTGGTCGCGTCCGCCCACATCTCCGTGCAGAGCGCGAGGGTCGGCGTAGTCGCCGCGTCGGGCGTGCCGATCTGCGGTGCGTACCGGAGGGCGAGCGCGATCGTGGAGTTGAAGGACATCGCCTACCCCGGCGCTTCGGGGGGCGCTTCCTCCGGCTCGGGCACGTCGATGACGGCTGACACCATGGACACCTGACGGCGTCGGAGCAGCCGTCTGGCGTTGGCGTCGTCCACCTCGATCACGTCGCCCGCCTCCACCTCGTACACGCGCACTCCACCCGCTGTGAAGTCGCCCTCAAGGTTCGTGCGTACGACGACGAGCATGCTCAGCCTCCAAACTCGGCGAGGCGCTTGTTGCAGTGGCGCAGGACGGTCTTCCGCGGCTGCGCGGCGCCCTCCTCGGCCTTCTTCACGGCTTCGACCGCACCCTCATCGAGGCTGGCGAGCAGCGCCGGGATCACCCGCACCGGAACGCCGGAGACCGTGGTCGGATCGGTCGGGTCCCAGTCGGGATGCACGAAGATCGGCTTGACGGCCTCCGGCTTCGGCGTCTCGACCGGAGGGGCCGAAGCCGACACCTCCGCCTTGCGGAGGCAGCCGTCAGGGCTGGAGAGGCGCCGGAGAGCGTCGGAGTTGAGGCGCGAAGCGGGCACCTCGGCTCCTGCCGGGTAGCGGTAGCCGTCGTGCCGGAGTTCGCGTCCGTCGCGGACGAAGTAGAGGGCGGGCATGGGCGCTCCTAGGTGTTGGCGGATCAGGAGAAGGTCACCCGCCGCCAGGTGGTTCCGGTGTCATCGGTCGCGTACAGCGTGGTGGACGCGGTGCCGTCGTCCCGCAGGTACAGCGCGACGGTCTGCTCCCGGGCGTGGGTGGCGCCCGAAGGCGCCCCCGTGCCGGTGGAGATCGCCACGTCGCCCAGGCGGATGAACTTCCGCACGAAGAGGAGTTCGAGCAGCTTCCCGGTGGACTGGGCCATGAGCCCCTCCTCTCACTAGGCGACGGCGTTCTCGTAGAGGTAGCCGCAGGCGGTGGTCGGCGCCGCGAACTGGTCGGTCCACAGCTGGTCGATCTGCTCGACGTAGTTGCCGGGCAGCGGGTAGCGGTTGATGCTGCCGTCCGAGGAGCCCTCGAGTCGCCAGCGCTGCAGGCAGCTCTGCGGCGACATCGGCGAGGGGCTCTGGCGGAGCACGGCGAAGAGGCAATGCTTGCCCCAGATGTCGGCGTTGCTCGCGGTCAGGTTCGGGACCGCCGAGTTGGCGACCGCCTTCCCGACGTAGATGCGCTCGACGTCCAGCGCCTCGGCCACCATCGCGTCGTTGATGAGGCCCACGCTCTGCCGGGTCCGGCTGGCGTACTCGACCACCATCGGGTGCTGGCGCAGCTTCTTGTGCACCGCGGCGCCCATCACGGCAGCGGTCGGCTCCTCGCCGCAGTTCTGCCGGATGTGCTCCTTCGCGTCCTGCGCGTCGGACACCGGGTTGCTCGCCGAGTCGCTCCACTGGTCGGAGCCGGACAGCGTCGAGGTGTGGCCGGTGAAGACCGTGGTGGAGAAGGCGATCGCCTCCGCGGTCCGCTCCCGCAGGATGCGGTTGTACCGCGCCAGCACGCCGACCACCGCCTCCTCGGCGTTGAGGCCGAGCTTGCGGTAGTAGTCCGCCGTCTGGCCGTCGAGGATGGCGCCGACGCCGTTCTGCTCGACGTACCAGCCGGTCTGCTCGCTGATCTTGATGTTGATCGTGTCCGGCCGCTCCTGGCCGTCCGCGCGGATCACCCGGTTGCCCGGCGACGCGGCGGCGAAGCCGCCCTGGACGTCGAAGTAGTTGCCGCGCTGACTCGGCACGTCCACGGCCGGGAACACGTCCTCGGCGATGAACATGCCGAGCGACGGCCCCAGCAGCCGCGCGTACTGAGTGAGGATCGCGTCGTGTGTCGGTCGGTTCGTCATCTCAGCTCCTCACAGGCTCGCGGCCTAGGTGGTCTCCAGGTAGCTCGGGTACCACGCGAAGACGCCCACCTCGCCGTCCACGTAGGTGTCCAGCGCCTGGCCGAACACGTAGTTGCCGTCCGTGCCGGTCACGGCCTCGCCGGACGCGTCGGACATGGCGAGCGTGCCTGCGGTGATGCCGCCGCCGCAGACGACCGCGACGAGCCGACCGATCTGCACCGGCAGGTTCTTCGCGGTGGACGAGCAGTCCTGGACGTCCTCGGTGAGCGCGCCGAAGGGGAGTTCACCCGCGCCACAGATGTCCATGTCGTTGCCGCCGTTGCGCTTGACGAGGAAGTACTCCTTGCCCGTCATGTTCGCGTCGCAGCGGAAGCTCTTGACGTAGGGATCGGAAGGGGTCTGGTAGGCCATCGATCAGCCCTCCTTGGTGGTGTCGTTGAGCTCGCGGCGGGCCTGCGAGAAGGCCGCGGACATCTCGATGCCGCGCTCCTTGGCGATCGCCCCCGCCCGCTCGTTCAGAGCGGCCAGCTTCGCCGCCTCGGGGTCGCCGTTGTCGTCGGTGGTCTCGACGGTCCTCGGCTCGGTCTTCTTGCGACCCGTCGGGAAGAAGGCCTCGAGGTCCTCGGCGGACAGCGCATCGAGGGCGCGGCCGTACCGCTCCTTCTCGCCCGCGTCGATCCGGCCATCGACGCACGCCTGCTCGATGCGCCGGGTGCGCTCGTCGGCCTCGTGCTTGTCGAGCTTCGCCTGCAGACCGTCCCGCTCCTCGGCGAGGGCGCGGGCGTTCTCCTCCAGCGTCTCGACCTTGTCGGCCTGGTCGCGGAGTCGTTCGATCTCGGCCAGCAGCGCGGACTCGGCGCTGTCCTCGGCCAGGTTCAGGGCGACGGCGATCGTCTTCATGTCCTTCTCCTGTTCGCCGGCCTCGGAGGCGGCGAGCGCGTCCATGCCGGGGATGAACGGGTAGTTAGTCGGGACCACGGCGGTCATCGCCCAGTCGTCGATCCGACCCTTCCCCTTCTTGCTCTGCAGCCCGAAGTCCATCTCGACGCTGCAGCCGCTGACGTGCTGCTTGTCGACGGCGTCCGCGAAGTCAGGGTCGGTCCAGTTGACGCGGATCAGCGCGCGAGGCGTACCGTCCTCGGCGTACGCCTTCTTGATCTCGAGGACGCGGCCCACCGCCGGCTTGCTCTTGTCGCCGTGGCCGGCGTCGTCGCGGAACGGGATGCCGCCGGGGAACCAGCCCTCTTCGAGCACCTGTTCGGTGCCGCGGACGAGGGAGTCGATCCACTCCTCCGTGATGTCGACGCGCTCCTGCCCACTCGCCGCCGTGCCGCCGACTTCACGCGAGGTCGCGACGCCGACGCGAAGTACCTCGTTCCACACCGACCCGTCGTCTTCGCGGTCGCCGACCTGGACGAGCGGCATGTCGCGGAAGCGGAACTTGCCCTCCGCCCAGCGCATACCGCGCTCGAAGTCGTCGCAGACGAAGAAGGGCTTGTACCCGCCGCCGGACAGCGTCGAGAAGTCGTAGAGCCGACAGCCCTGGCCCTCCTCGCCGCCGATGCCGCGCTCCCAGACCATCTGACTGTACGAGCAGTCAGCGCACCGCCCCGCGTCCTTGCTGCCGCGCCGGTAGTTCGACACGTCCAGTTCGGCGAGGTCGGCGGGCGTCTCAGTCGCGTCAGGCGCGTGGTCGTCGGGTGACTTCACGCGATCAGCGTGCGGCGGGGGCGTGAAGTCGCGCAAGGGACTCGACCGGCTGGAAAAAGCGCCGGAGCGGCTACTTTTCCCTTGTACCGTCGGATAAGCCGGGGTATTGTTTATTCACGGTCGACGCACGGAGCGTCGCCGGAAAGGGAGAGAAAGCATGTCCGCTTCCGCCGCCACCTTCGCCGCCTCGCTTCCCACTGACCCGATGGAGCGCGCGTGGCGGTTCATTTCCCCCGAGTGCGCGACTATCGGCCGCGACTGGAAGGCGCCGATTCGGTGGAGCGCGAGTGAGAGCGCGCTGACCTACATCGAGCGCGAGTTTGGCGTGACGCTGGGCGCGATGCTGGACGCGGTGGTCTTCTTCACCGCCACCGAAACCACGGTCATCTGGGACAACGGCGTCTGCCGCGTCGAGGCTGACGGCTACCGCGCCGGCCCCGCTGGCGACCACTAGCCACCCCCACTGCCCAGCCCGGAGGCCAAGCCGGGCACACCTCGCCCCGCTCAGGTCACGCTGGCGGGGCTGAGGCAGTAGATGGGCACGGAGCCCCGAGGGAGACAGAGACCATGACCAGCACCTACCTCATCCTCAGCGACATCACCACCGCCCGCGCCACCGTCGACAACGTCGACCTCGGGGCGACCACGAGCGACGACGTGCAGAGCTACGCCCGCGCGTGTCGCGAGCGCCTCGACGGCGGCGACGTCGACAAGGGCTCGCAGGGCGCGATCATGCTCGACAACCTGCTGCGCCTC